ACGCAAATGTCAAATAAGGCGGACAAATCCAGAACGGTTTTGGATTCTAAAAGAGATTACCAGAATTACACAACCGTACTGGAAATGGTTAATGCTGTGAGTGATGGCGGTACCGTGATCGCGTTTGGAGATAATCAGTCCCCTCTTTTTAATGCCGAGGATCGTCCGCCGGTGCTCAGCGAATATTTCTATGTCGTTTTGTCTGACGGACTGAGAAAAAATGTGATTGCCTTTGGCTTTACCGGTCGAAACATTTATATGCGCAGGGTTTGGAGTAGGGTCTGGAGTACTGATTGGACACAAGCTGCCACCTGCTACTGCGCAGATATGGAGTGGAAAGCTCTTCCTATGGTGAATGGGTGGATAAATGCCGTTGGAGATCCTGCTGCGGCATTGAAATATCGAAAGGGAGCAGATGGAAAGGTTATATATGTTGAAGGGTATATTAAACAGCCGGAGGCTTTAACAACTGATAATAGAATATTTGCCTATCTTCCAGAGGGATATAGGCCTAAAAGCTATTGGTGGAGACCAACTGTACATGAATACAAGGAAGGTATGGTACCGCTCAGGGTTAACTTGGATGGTAAAATGTACATTACATCTATCAACGCTAATATACAGACAATTACAAATCACTCTTTACCTATCTGCTTAACGATCCCAATCTAAAGGGAAAAGGAGGTTAATTCGACTGGCTGGAGCTATTCCGCCAAAAAGCAAAACGATGCCACAAATTTGTTACAGCCATCCGTGCTGTAATGGCACTGAATCAATCCGTTTGCTCCAATGGTCATAGCCCCTGAACCCTTATAATAATGATCGACACCCCTAAAAATGCCGGGAACAAACAAGTGGTCTTTGGGTCTAAATCCAACAGGCAACACGGCAATTTGATCGCAACACTTAATATCTGTTTTATCTGGCTTTTCACAAGCGATCGATCCGATAACGATACTTTCCTGTGTTTTACAGTAATAACTTTCTATGTTCAAACCGTCCCATACCCATTTGCCGAACCCGTCCACATAAGACACCTCATATCGCTCCGGGGGTGTTGCGGTGGCAATTTTTTGCCATGCTTGCCACTGGGTGTAACTAAAATCGTTGTTATCCCTATGCCGTGTCCGCAGAAAAATCCGCCCGTTATCTTCGCCCATATAGCACTGCGTGGCGACCTGTAACGCACGATTTCGGTTTACTCTTAATGTCAATGTTTCAAAGTAATGAGCAGGCATAGATGATGACATCGGTGGAGCACCTGCGGGTCTATCTGCTTTTACATAGGCCACCGCCCTATGGTCAAGCAGCGCCATATTATCCAACGGTGGATTGTTAAACAGGATTTCAGGTGTTATGTTCAGATTGGGGGCCTGTACATCTCGGGCATACTGCGCGTACAGATCGCTCTGTAAAGCGCGGTTTTTGTCCGCCTTATTTGACATTTGCGTATCCAAACCATCAAATTTGGCCTGCGCAGCATTAAAGTTTTTATTGAGCAGAAGATGCCAGTCAGGTAGTCCCTTCTGCAACATATCAAAGATTCCCATAATTTTTTCACCTCATCAAATCAGCCGGATGTATAGCGTCTGTCCCTCTGCAAAGGCCAGGCTATACTCCCGGTCCTGTATTTTCTTTAGTTCAGGTTTCCCACCCGACTGCGCGAGCGGCTGAACTGTATAGAGCTTCAACGTATCTCGGTCAGGACACTCCGCTCTAACTGGGATATGCACCATGCGCCCGTCCTGCATCCACCTCCAGACCACTGGGAACGGCCATATATTCAGGTTGTGCTGGATTTCAACCAGCAGATACCCTGGATTGGCATAGTCCGCCAGCGTCCCACCTCCCTGCATCTCAACGCAGGTATCCTGCGTGTACAGGTTCAGCCGCTGTCCCCGCCGGTCTACAAGCTCATAGCCATCCATCACTCCACCTGCCTGATCGTAAGCTGCACCGGTGTCTCCCCGACCACATCCGCACTGCCCATATTGAGCAACAGCTTGATATACAGGCTGTCCGGGGACTGCCCGTCAAAGGTTACAAGGTACTCATAATCATTGAGCTTGCTGAGTTGAGGCACCCCGAGTGCAGCGATCTCCCCGGTGGTATAGACGGTCAGGGCATCAGGCGAATGATAGACCGGATGCCGGGGACACTCCACAAGATCGGTGCCTCCGGCAGGTCCCTCCCCTGCGCCGCCCAAACCTCCACCGTAGCCAAAAGCGAGCATCAACACCTGCGGATATCCGCCAAGCCCATGGTCAATCCTCACCAGCTTGTGCGCTGTTTCATCGGAGGGCAGCGGCGCATAGCGCACCCACTTGCCTCCAACGAGCCGCTTTATCCGGAATGGGATATTCACTTTCTCCACCTACCTTACTCCGCAGAGGGCGGTGCTTTTTCCTCCTGCGCATCCGATGCACTGTCCGGGGTGTCCGAGGTGTCAAACCAGAAATCCCCTTCCTGCGCATCCTCCGGTGCAGTATCCCCCACCGTGATCTTTGCCCGGCTTTTTGCCTCATCCATGACGGTCTTTACAGCCTTGGAGGTGGCGGCGTTTTCCTCGCTCTCGCTGTTCACCTCGGAGCTAAGTGGGATATGCGCCCGCTCCCCACTGTCAATCCACCCCGGTTCCGGTGTCAGCTCTGCATCCCATACCCAAAGGGTATCCGTTGTGCCGACCACCGCATGATCCCCCGCGTTCGCGGCAGGATATGCTTCCCGCAGCGCTTCCGGCGTCGCGAAAAATCCTTTGTCATGCACCAGCGTATCCGGAAGCAGGGTTTCCTCCAGTTTTCCGTCCTCGTTCAGGCCCGCATACCCTTCCGGCTGGTTTTTCTTCGCGGCATCCTCCGGCGTATAGCCAAGCGCATCCTGCTTGCCGGCATACTCCGCTTTCTCCGCGGCCGACACAAACTGCCTGTTCGCATCCGTTTTGACCTGCTCTGCCACTGTCCGGGGATTGAGGTTCACCCATTCTCCGTTGATAGATGCTCTTTGTGTGTAATTCTTCTCCATTGTTTTGACCTCCTGTATTTTATATTTCCGGCACGCCCCACACGTCGGACGGGTCGTCCGGCGGGGTGTCGCCGATGCGTAAATTGGTGAATACGATGCCCGATCCAGCTGGCGGTAGAGGTGTTGCCTGCTGCCCCGTCCACAGCTCTATGTAAATACTGTCGGTGTCGTTGCCCTCGAACGTCACGAGATAGCGGTGGCTGTCTATCCGCTCCACGGCCGGTGTCCCCAGCTCCAGAATGGGACGGATGGTCCGGATGGTCAGGCTGTACGGGTCATGGTAGACCGGCTGTGCTGGATGCATCCGCAGTTCGGTGCCTCCGGCCGGGGTCTCTCCGGATTGCCCCATACCAGCCCCATGTTTCAGGCTGCATATCTGCACCAGCGGGTAGCCGCCCAGATTGTGCTCCAACTCTATCCAGCTATGGGCAGGTTCTAACGGCCGCATTCGTTCTTCAAACATCGGGACGGTCACCAGTGCACCGGTCGAAATGTCAATCGTGACCTCCTGCACTTCGGAGATAATGACCGTCAGGAGCAGATCGGCAATGTTGCTGACCGTATGTTTTTCCGGGCGTATCCAGAGCGGTTCTTCCAGCACCGCATAGGCATACAGGATTTCTCCCTCGTCCGGGTCCTGCGCATAAACGCCCGCCTCCCGGATAAAATAGCCCTGCTGCACCCCAAGGCTGGTCGCTTGAAGGTGTATGATTGCCTCCCCACCCTCAGCATTGTAAAGCCCTGCAATCGAGAGTTCAGCCGTCTGGTGGAGCAGTTGGTCAAACAGCTTTGGATTCTGATCCTCTCCCAACACGCCGTCGCCCGCGCAGGCACGCGTCAGGCGCAGGCTGGCCTTTGAGGCGAGCAGCTTGTCAATCAGCCGCAGACCCCTCCTGGTCAAAAAGCTGCCTTCTATTTCCCTGTTCAAGCGAAATTCCCTCCTTTCCCGATCGAGATTCGCTCATATAACATCGCCGCACCCCCTGCATAGATTTTTTGATGATGCCCGGCCGGCTCTGCTCTGGGCTGTACCCGCATCCGCTCCATCAACATTGCCCGGCACCCACTGTAAAGCATCTGGCGAACCTTGGGCTTCTGCCCCGCTGGATGAAACCGCACCTGTTCCAGCGTCCGGAACACCGAACCCGCATAAAGGTTTTGATTGACCTTAACCCTGCTGGTGGCCCGGATATGCACCCCCACCCCAGCCGCCTTGATGGGTGGGATGTCGTCCAGCTCGACCGCCCCGTCCGGCTCTGGGAAGGTGATGGTCATAGTCGCCGGCTCCATCGGGTTCTCATAGTATTCAATATCCTCCGCTCCCCAAAGCATCCGGATCGCCGCAATGATGTCATAATAGGTGCATGTACTGGTATTTTTCAGGATTTTGTACCGGATGTAATGACGGTAATGTTCATCGTCGATGATGTCATAGGTGATGGCACCTTTGATGAGCCGCATGGCATCGCTTCTGGTGAGCACCACAATATCGCCTGCCCCATCCAGCTGCGCTCCCTGGGCTGTATCCACCGACCGCATCCGCGTCAGAGCATCAAAGACCTGGTGCAGCTCATCCAGCTGGCGGGCGAGTGCCCGGACAAGGACTGCTATGGTTTCCTGGCCCTGAAATTGCTGTGGGAACTCCTTCAAAATACGTTCTTCATACATACCGCACGGTCACCTCGATCCGCTTTTCTTCCACTAAAGCTTTCTGCCGGACAGAGATCGTCGTGTTTGCCTGGGTGTATTCTGTGGGCGCGGCGCTGGGATCGGTCGTCGAAGCGGCAGCAACCTCTACATAGGCAACGCCTGTCACACACCGGTAGATGTCTCCGATGTATTTTTGCAGAAAAACACCGTCCCCCACGTTCAGCCCCGCGGTCTGCCGCACCAGGCTCTCTTTCACAAGATCGGCATAGTTGGGCGGGAACGGCAGATTCCGTCCCACCGTCAATACAACGCGAATCCAGAGATAGACGAACTGCGGACGGTTGAACCGGATTGGGATGGTTCTCCCGAACAGATCCGGTACCTCCACCTTCACATTCCCATGGGTCTGAATCCCCCCGGCCTTTTTCCGCAGGATTTCCCGCGCGATCTCCATTTCGCTGCCGCCGTCCGCGACCACCTCCACGCTGTGCGGAGGCCGGCCCTCCTCATCCCAGAGGTTGGAATCGTTCTCATACGCCCGCACACTGATGATCCCCTGCACATTGTCAACAATGGCGCTTTCGATGCTCTCTGCCATACGGTCGGACCGTACGGCGATCCGACGGATGTACGACTGACGCAGTTCCACATCTGTCTCTCGTTCCCGCCCATAGACCGGCGGGATCAGGTTTGTGCAGCCCGTGAAGCCCTCGACATTTTTCACAATCTTGGTGATTGTTTTGTCCGGCAGGTTGATCTTCCCGATCTCCTCACTCCCGAAATTGATGATAGACGTCACACTTTCGGTGGTGAGGTTTTCGGACAAGAGCAGCCTGTTTCCCCGCTGTAAACTGGTGTCCTCAATGATCAGCAGCCCCTCCTCCGCCCGGGCCAGATAGTCCGGGCCGCTGATTGCACCGGCAAGCTGCCGCAGGATACTGTCCCCGTCGCTGCCGCCCGGCACACTATACAAGTCCCCGTTGATGCCGACTGTATAGACCTCCTCCTGCAGGGCCGCGATCTTGACCGACACCCGGTTGAAATTGGCGCGGTCGATCTTCCCCGCCGCGTAGGCCCGAAACCGAACCGCGGGGTTAGTGGTGGACGAGAGGATGGTCCCCGCTGGGACTACCGTACCATCCACGCCGGTACAGTGCATCGGGTACCAGGTGGGCTGCTCCTCCAGCCTTCGGATACCCCCATACTGAACCGCGTTGTCCAGACTCTGCCCCTCGGCGGAGGACGGGTACTGCGAAAGGTAGACCTCCTGTGTCAGTTCCCACAGTTCCGCGATCTTGTCTGCAAACCCTGTCACCAGCACATTTAAAAATGACTGCGGGTTGAGGGTGGTGTCCACGCCGAACCCCCGCGTCAGCTCTGCATGGATTTCCTGTGTAATCACATCCAGCCGCTTTGGGACGAACCCCTGCGGCGTGACCCCGTATTCAGACATCGAACCGTTCCTCCTCCCGTATCTGACCGGTATCCGTTACCGCGGTGTACCGTACCAGCATCGTCCTTTTTGCCGGGTCAGCGGTTGCCAACAGCTCGGTCACATCCCGCACCTCGTCCACGCTCATGATCTGTTCCCGAATCAGCTGCTTTGCCCGGAGGGTACTGGCGTTCTTGACCAAAATTTCCTCATAATAGGGCAGCCCATATTCCGGACCAAACTTCCACTCGGACAAAAACCAGCGCAGCCGGAGCTGGATCGCCTGCGCCGTACTATTAGTCAGGGAGAGGTCCCCGTCCGCGCTGATTTGCAGGTCCCCCGACCGGTCAAGCAGCAGGTCGGTCATGTTCACCCGCCCCCTTCTTTTGGCGGGCCGGACAGGTCCGCGCCCTTGGACACTTCCTTATGGACGTGCGGGGTGAACGGGATTTCCCTGACGGTCAGTTCCTTGTCGATTACGACCTCGCCGGTAATATGTATCTTCTCTGTTTGGATCTCGATTTTTGGGGTTTCAATGTCGATCTCCCCGCTCTTGATTTTCACCTTGGTTCCCTGGTTGACCAGCATAATCGCATCTTCTGATACAGCCTCCTGCATGGTGCTGTTCGGCGTGCGGAACAGGCCGGGGATGGCAATGGCGTTGGTCAGGTCATGCTTGAGGTCGAGGTTGGATTCCCCGCCCGCGCGCCACGCCTCCAGCGCCTGCTCCGCAACCACCACCAGGCATCCGTCCCCCGGTTTGACCGGAAAGGCAATGGTGATCTGCTGGTTCGACACCTGCGGAAACACCACAGGCACATTGGCGGCAGCAGGATAGGGGATTTTCGTCCCGTCCGGCTTGTTATACTGACCGAGCAGATTGACGCCGGCCTCGCACTTCGCGGGATCGAACGCAGTGATTGTCCCCGGAATTGCGGTATGCACCCCATCGGTGAACTCCTGAATCGTCCCCTTGATCTGCTGTACAAACTCCAGCAGTAAAGTCAAATCCGATTATTCAGGGAACGGTTATGCTGCACACCACTAAGGCGCATTGGAAACCTCACACGTGGACTAAGACAAGAGGGAGTTGACCTTCTTCTGCACCGCAGAATAGTCATACCCGGCTTCGGTCAGGGCTTTCTTCCGTGCGTCACCGTTGCCCCACTTGCCAGCCAAGACCTCTTTTGCCAGTTCATCCACGGATTTCTTTGCCGGGGTGGTCGCAACCACTGTTCCGGCTCCCGCCGTGGAAATGAAAGCGTCAGCGAACCCAGCGGCTTTCATCCGGGCAAGCTGCTTTTCCGCATTGGCCTTGACACTGTATGCGCCTACCTGCACTTTGTAGAGTCCGTTCAGATTGGTAATGAACCCCTCAAAGCCCTTTGCCTGCACAGCGGCAAGCTGCTTGTCAGCGTTAGATTTCTGGGAGAACGCACCAACCTGGACACGGTAGGTCACGCCAGAAACAGGCTCCTCTACTTTGCCAGCGTACTTGTCAAAGTAGGTCTGACCATACCCAGCCCGTTTCTGCTGGACAGCAGCGCCCTGGTCAGCAGGCCGCTCATACCCGGTCAGGATAGCATTGGACGCTTCCAGAATGGACGTAGCGGCCTTGAGGGTAGTTATGACCGCCGTGTACCCCTGCAACTCCTTCCAGAGATATTCAAGCTGCATGGTCAGGTCACCAATGGACTTCTGAACAGACTTCGCATAATCCAAAAGCCCCTGCTTCCTGCTCCAATACGTCCATTGTACCAGACCATACCCAGCGCTGTCACGCACAAAATTGCCGTATGTGCCGTTGTCCACAGCAGCCGTATAGGTATCATCGGTGTAGCCCAACTTTTTCTCATAGGAATTTTGCAGGTTCGTGGGCTTCAACCCAGACTCCGCATAGAGGTTCCCCATAATACCAGCCACGGCAAAGTCGTTCAGCCCCTTGCTCTTGAGGAAGTTCCAGATAGCGGACTCATTATCCGCAGCCGGGACGGAAGGGGCAACAGGAACGGCCTTATTCAGCAGTGCCTTAACATCAGCCCTGAAAGTGTCCATGCTCTTGCCGTGCTTCGGGAACCAGTGCATAACGTCCCCATGATTGGACGCAATGCCCTGGGCGTGACCCTCGCAGTGGCAAATGATATTCTTCTCCGTCAGGCCGTACAGATTGCACAGATAGACGCAGAGTTCCACCGCTTCCTGATACACTTGCTTGAAATACACGGGGTCTTTCAAATCGTCCTCGCAGATTTCAAAGCCAATATGGGTATCATTGCAACAGCCTTTATTACCAGACGCACCGTGCCAGCCCCGCATATCCCAGGGAAGGGTCTGGTAGGTCGCAATCGTCCCGTCAGCCAGCTTGCCAATAAAGGCATGAACACACACCTTTCTGGTCATAGGCTGGTTCCAATGGTTGTTATACTGGTTCACTCCCAGCAGTCCGTCATCGGGGCCGACATAGCGTTTCAGCCAGGGGTTATTAGCCCCTGTGCTGTGAACCATAATTCCTTTCGGGATAATCTCCTCACCCGCCTTATAGCAGGCATTGTTGACGAAAATCAGCTTTCGCAGGTTCATAATTATTCTCCCTTCTTCTTAGGCTCCTCATAGGTCATAGCCTGGTCGGAGTCAGACACGCCAGCCGTGGTAGGGTCAGTGACCACACCCAGAATAGCCAGCACCGCAAAGGCCGCATTGACCACGGCAAGCAGCTTATTCCCCAGGTCACCCAGGTCAAGGGTGTAGCCGAACACAGCCGCTACCACCTGCACCAGCAGGAGAACGGCGGGGATGATAGACAGCCAGAAATTCTTGTTCTTGATACGCACTTTCCAGTTGAGTTCCATGATAGATACCTCCATTTTCATAAAAGAAGGGACTACAAGCGCATAGCGCCCATAGCCCCATTGGACTTGCCAAAGCCTTTGCTTTGACGGTTACATTTTCTTACACCTGGGAATATTCTTCCTCTTTCCCTTCCAT